TTTTGACCTCTTTCGCCTTGCAATCCTTGTGGCCCAACAGGACCTTGTGGTCCTTGAGGACCTGCAGGGCCCATCAAACCTCTTGGTCCTATTGGTCCCTGTTCTCCTTTTGGACCACGAAGACCTTGAACTTGAATGTTTGTTACATCATTTTGTTCAGTTAAATTTACTTTTTCAGTAAAAACAATAGGTTTGGAATTTGATTTTTGAATTTGTTCTTCAAATAAATTTTTTATTTGTGAAGAATTTCCATATATTTTATATACTCTGTTTGATCCTTTTTGTATGAAAAAATGCTCGGTTACACCAATTCCAAGTTGGATTTTTTCATCATATTGGTTAGTATCAATTTCTTTTAATAAATCATTCTCATTTAACGAACCCAAATTTCTTTTTAATTTAAAAATTTTTCCGTTTGTTTCTTCGTATACTTTTGTCGGAGTAAATAACTCCTTAATCTTTGCCCCATTTCCTTCAAGCAAATATTCCTCACCATCTGTGCTTCTCAAGTATAATTTGCTTATTCCAATTCCAACTTTTATTTTTGTTGGATTTTTTGAAGATTCTATTATTAAAAATTCAGACCCTTCCAGCAGTTGTGGGTGCTGTTTTGTTAATTTAAGAAAGTTTTTGTTCTTTCCGAAGAACATATTTGATTAACTTGTTACATTAGGTAACGGTGTTATTCTGCCTTTAGCTAGTGTTATGGTATCATTATTTATAGGTCCTACTGCTTGCAAATCATAGAAAACATTTGTGTAGGCTGGGAATTGATTTGTATAAGTAGAACCAATGCAAAGATATGCAACGCCACCAGTTGCGGTTGTTGAAATACCTCCTGAAAATCCATTAGGATATGTTAAACCGCTTCCTGCCGTTACTCCCAATCTATAGGAAACAATCAATGAACTTGGATTATATCCCTTTCTAACTTGCATGGAAAGGGTTGCTCCCCTAAGATCATAACTGATACCGCTGGAATCAGCGAAAGTCGATGTCCATCTGAGGGTATCGCCTACCACTACGCTTAGGTCATAAGGATCTACCATTGAGTCTCCAAAAAATAATAGCCTTTATTAAAGGCCATTATTAATTATTTAGTTGTTTTAAACTTTTATAATTTTAAGGAAACCGCTTCCTTGCTTACATTTAATGTTGTCTTGTTGCTTTCCTTTGCAATTTTTTCAGCCCATTCTTTTTGTTGCATTGCAATCTGTTCTTGGAACTTTTGCAATCCATCCATGTAAATTTTATAATTTCCTGCAACTCGTTGTCTGTGCTCTTCTGGAAGATGCGGTTCATTGAGTAACTTCTGACATGAAGCCAACCCTATTTGAGGATGGCCAGCATAGAATGCTGTTGTTGAAATTTCATCATAGATGCCCCAAAGATAGTTTGCACTATCCACGAATAGAATGTCGTTTTGTGGCAACGGAATCGATAAGCCCAATGATGCCACCAAAAATGCATTTCTTGGACGATTATACTGTCGATAAATGCAAGACAAATGATATAGTGGCTCAACGCGATTTGGAGCAGTCTCAAATGCCATCATGAATGCATCTGCAATTTGTTCGACTGGCTTTTTCTGGAATTCTCTACACATCCCAACACGCATCCAAGAGAAGAATACTTCTTCGTGCCAACCACCCAATTCAATTCTCTTGAGGTATTCCTTTTCTGCAATTTCAAACATTCTCGCATCAAAGGCAGACTGTGCAACATAGAATTGCTTTCTTGGTTGATTTGGATTCTCGTCCAAATAACGCTTTAGCGTATAATAATCTTTTGTATATTTTTCTATATCATTTGCCGATGAACGTGCTCTGCATCCCTCTGTTCTTACTTCCCAAGCGTAATCACCTTCAAGTTTTTCAACTCTCATAGGTTGTTCGCAGATGGCATATTCGTGAAGTGGTTCTTCATACCACCACTTCTTCTTTGCCAAGTTGAATATTTGTGCTCGTAGCCACTTGAATTCTCCTCGCTTGATTTGAACTACATATCCATCAAGTTCATCATTGAATTTTTCAACAGGCAGTGTTCCTGTTATGAAATCATCGGCATCAATCATCAAAGCCCATTTAGTTTTCCCAAAACAAGCCTCAAGAGCCATAGATCTATTGGTTCCGAAATCGGACCATGTATGATCCAAAATTTCTCCCGGAATCCCCTTGGAATCAAAAAAGTTTTTGATTATTTCTTTTGTGTTGTCGGTTGATCCCGTATCACAAATTACATAATAATCAATAAACGGTGCGACTGAAGACAAACAACGTTCGATGTTTGGAGCTTCATCCTTTACGATCATACTCAAAGTTAAGTTGTGCATAGTCATCCTTATGAATTAAAAAATTTTCTCAACGATCCTGGATTAAACTTGGGAATCAATTCCCAATCATCTCTTTCACTATATTTAATTATCTTCAATCCAGATATGGGCATTTTGTCTTTTGTTTTTTCTTTATCAACTATTTCCAGAAGTTCCCAATCTTCCAAAAGTTGAACAATTGCATTTCTTCTTTTTATGTCTTCTTCTGTGACATTTGCAGGAAGTCCATCAAGAGCAAACAGTTCTTTAAAATGTGCCAAAATGTAAACTTCATTCTTGTGTATCAGATGACAAGATTGATAAAGTACTTTTTTTCCTTTTGGCGATACACCAATTCTTGATAAGGTTTCACGAACAACCATGAAATCTTCAGGATCAAATAACTTTACATGTACGCCTATTTTATTAAAAATTTTATCTGATACATCTGACATAAAACTACCTCACGCATTCTTTGAAGTTCCACCCTTGTATAATGAGGCTTTAATTACCTCTAAGTCACTTGGGCTAAGAATATTTAGAACTTCTATTGCTTTAGATTCTGTATAACCATAAACCTCCTTTATTATGGCTATATTTTCCTCGGTTTCCTTTCTCATCCATTCGGAATACCTTTTCTTTTTTCTTATTGAGAATCTATGAAAATCAAACTGGGTTTTTGGATTTAACCAAGGATGGCAATTCATCTCATTTGCATGAAAAAGAGTATCTGCAAAATAAGAAAGACATTTATTCACTATAAATGGCTTGTAAAACTTAACTGCACCTTCATCGTTATCCAACAAAGGTTTTTTGCTGTGATTTATGCTACTTAAAAAATCTTTAAGTTCCATCAATTAAACTCACAATCCATCATTACATTAACGATCAATGCCATTGTATTGATTTCTTGATCCGCAGCAAACGCGGATTTATATTGATATTCTGCAATTATCAAAATTGCTTGCGGAATGGATGATGGCTTCAATGCGGTGTAAAGTTCATTGTACAGTCTTTTGAAGAATTCCGTAGTATTCAAATCTAGATTTTGTACCACCCACTTTCTACAAGAAGCAAAATCTTTGTTTTTCATGAATCCTATCAGTTCCTTATACGACTCACTGCTGCCTTGCGCCAATATCCCAACATCAATTTTTCCTGATACGGAATATTTCTGCAACTCATTTACAATTCGCCGCATATCCGGAAAATGCTTCTTTACCAGATTTGCAACAACAGACTTATCATAAGGAATCTTTTCATTGTTTAGGATGTATTCCACCCTAGTCAACATCTGCGTTGCAATCTGTGCCTTTTCTGATGATGGCACTGTAAAATCAATTCCAGTGCACCTTGAATGCAATGCTTCAATGACGCGATTCTTGTAATTGCAAGTTATGATAAACCTGCAATTCTTGTGAAACTCTTCAATTGCACCACGAAGAGCTGGTTGAATTGATTGTGCATTTGCATAATCAAACTCATCAAGAATGACAAGTTTTTTGTTGCCGTTCAGTGATACAGTTGATGCAAATTGTCTGATCTTGACTCTAAGTGTGTCAATTCCATTTTCTTCTGAGCAGTTGATCAGTATATATTCAGAATCTATGTCATGCGCCAAGGCTCTGGCAATGGTAGTTTTTCCTGTGCCAGCCTTGCCATAAAGCAACATATTTGATACAGACCCTTCCTTCACAAATCCTTCGAATATCTTCTTGAGATCTATGGGAAGAATGCAATCAGACACAGTTTTGGGTCGATACTTTTCGACCCAAAGCAACTTATTTACATCTGCCACAATTATTTCCTATCGATTGAAATGTAGTATGAAAGATTTTGATTCTTGTTGGTAAACTTAGAAATAATACCTTCAGTAAGTTCTACAGTGTAGGAACCTGGAAGGAACTTCACATCATTTACCTTGATCTTTCCCGAATAATCATTTCCATCGTACTTTTCATTTACAGTTATGGCAAAACTGTTGGATGTATCTACTGAAGAATCGTCAACAATGATTCTGATCATACCGTCACCAGCAATGATCTTCAAATCACTAACCTGAAGTACATTTGATGCCTTCATGATTTCATTGAGATCCTGTTCATCTAGATCAAATGAAAGAATTGTTTCTGGCATTCTGATGTCTCGCTTTGGATAAGTCAGAAGCGACTCTTCGGAGTAGTAATACTTGACAGAGGATCTTCCATTTGAAATTTCAACATATGAATCATTGAATTCAAGGTCAGGGTTGTTGAACATGCTCACCACTCCCAAGAATTGATTCAAGTCCCAAATTGGGATTGTCATATCAAATTCTTCTTGAACCTTTGCTTCTGCATAGATGTTCATTCCTGCAGAAACCGTTTTCAACGTATTTCCCGGCTTGATCAATATGTTTGAATTGATTGCCGAGAAGTTTTTCAAAACACTAAATGTTTCTTTGCTCAAACGCATTTTGGTCACAGTTTCCATATAAATCCTTTTGTAAATTAATCAAAGTCTTTTCTGTACATAGCATCATTCAATTGCTGCTTTTGCTCATGGCGATGTCCGCGCTTGCTTCTTTTTTCTTGCTTCTTGCTGAAGCCACTCTTCTTGTTCTTGCGGCGATTAGTAAATTTTTCAAAACTGTCTTCATTCATGTTCTTATTATAACTCCTAAAAATAGTAAATCAAGTCTGAATCCATTGAGAACTGTTTTCATCCACAAACCATGTGTATGAAACACCATTTGTAGATGTCCATATCTGGCCTTCTTTTGGATTCAGTGGTGGATTATCAGAAATAAAATTCTCCGTCATGTTCACATATTTCCAATTTTCGGGTTTTTGTAATGGTGATTTTTGAGTGATCTTTATACACTCATAAACTTTTCCCTGATATACTACAACATCACCACCACTGTATGTAATGGGTTTCCCCGATGTATTTCTAAATTTAAATTGCCCTTTAAACATTCCTTAATATTTATATCTGAGCTTTTATTCTTGAAAAATTGTTTTTCTTTTCAAATTGCATTTGTTGATCAAACTTGTCTGCCAACGAATCTGCTTTGTGACTTATGATGAATATAGAACATTTGTTCTTCATTTTGTTCAACAATTTCAAGAATGCTTCTGTTCCAGCGCTGTCCAAGGACGAATCCAAAATCTCGTCAAAGATCAATAGATTGCAATTAAGACTATTCTTCATTTTGGCAATCTCTCTCCAAGTCAAGAGAATGGCCAAATCGATACGCTGTTTCTCTCCCTCAGAGAAAGAGGAATATGAAAATGCATCCCTGTATCTGGATCGTATTGTTTCCTTGAACTCCTCATCGATGTTGAAGTCAACATAGAGATTAAGTTTTCCGAGGAACTTGTTGACGAGTCCATTGATGATGGGAACATAATGTTTGATAATACGGCTCTTGAGACCACCATCCTTGAGCATATCGTATACAACATCGTGGTGAATCTGTTCATTGATTGATTTTTCCAGAGTCTTTGCATAATCGTCCTTTTTTGCAATAGCCTCTTCGATCTTTTGGTCTATTCCAGATTCATCCTTTGCATGCTTTATTTTGTAATTTTCTTCTTCAAAAAACTTTATTTGTTTTACTGTGTTGCTTTTATCAAAAGTTTCTGCAGAAAGACTTACATTTAATTCGTTTATCTCTTCTGTAACTTTTTCTAAATCTTCTTTTAATTTTTCAAGTTCTTTGAGTTTTTTATCTGCAACCTGTAATGATTTCTTACAAGTTGCCAATTTTTGTCTTTTTTCATCCAAATGGGTCATTCTTTGATCTTCTGGCAAAATTTGACCGCAGCAGGTGCATTTTGGATCCCTTTCAAGACTGTTTATTTGCTCTATAAGCTCTTTCTCCAAGTCCAATGCCTTGGAGTGCATTGTTGGAACGCTGGCCAGAGAAGCAATCGTAGAACTATGCTTCTTTTTTAAAGAATTTTGGGCAGAAAGTTTATTGTTTAAAATAACAATATTTGAATCAATTTGAATCAAAGTTTCCTTTAAAGTTTGAATTTTTGTTTCATTAGAATCTAAAGTTTTATCTTTGTTTTTGTAAATTTCTTCTTTGAGTTCCTTCAAAGATTTAATTTTTTCATTTGCAATTTTTACAAAACTTTCATTCTCGGATATATCAGTTTTTAATTTTGACAACTGGCCACGGACATACAGATTCATGTCTGCCAATATATCCAAATCCAGCAACCCTTCAATAATCTTTCTTCTTTCCGCTGGAGTCAACTGCATAAATGGGATGAAGTTTGATTTGCCAAGAATTACAACTTGCTTGAATGCTGCATAATCAAACCCCAAGATCTGTTCTTCAAAGTATTCTTGATAGTCTTTTGACTTGGCGTGCTGATCAAGCATCTCGCCATCTTTGTAGATTTCAAATAATTTTGGTCCCAATCCACGGCGAACCAAATAGTTCGATCCAGATCGCTTGAATTCTATTTCAACTACGCAATGCTTGTTGTTTACGGAATTTACAAGTTGTGGTATGTTTATTGGACGAAATGGTTTTCCAAATAATCCAAAGCACAATGAGTCAAGAAAGGCAAATGACTTTCCGTGGCCGTTTGTGCCGGTCACCAAAGTCACTTTATTGGTATTTAATTTTATTTCAGAAAAATTATTTCCAAACGATCCAAAGTTCTTGAATCTAACGCTGGTAAATTCTATCATTCTTCTTCCTTCGACAACGCTTTATTGTACGCCGAGTTTATGATCTCGGCAAGAACTTTTTTATCTATTGATTGTTCATTGATTGTATCAATTTCTTCGTGAAGGAGTTGAAGAGTGTCTTTGTGTATATCTACGGCTACAAGATCTGGATTGGAACTGACATCTTCCGCAACCGCCAATTCGATCACACCTGCGTCGTAAAATTTATCAAGATATTTTTCAAACAAAATCTGCTTGGTCTTTTCTTTTATAAAAATTTTTACATATGAATCTTTATATTGATTGAAATCTATTTTTTCTTTTGAGTTTTCATAATAGTCAACCGTATGAAAAAGTTTTCTTGGGTTTTGGACAAATTCAAGAACACGGTCCTTAAAGTCAAATACGTGAAATCCTTTTTTCTCCCAAACATCCGAGAAGCCCATCTGATATTGCGTTCCGAGATAATGTATGTTATCACGGGAAGACTTAAGATGGTAATGCCCACTAAGAACATACTCAAATTTGTCAAAATGCTTTGTAGCATAACCTTGCTCCACGAATACCCCTGGCATGCTTTGGAATCCACACAGTTCCAAGTGCCCAAACAAAAGTGAACATGTTGTTTCAGAAAGAAACTTGGCTGCTGCTTCCTCGTTCTCTGAATTTATCCATGGTAGGAGTGCGACACATCCCATTGAGAGATGTAAATCCGTTGGCTCGGAATACACTGTCCAGTTTGGAAAGTGTGCAACCAATTCTTGTAATGAATTAATGTTATTGGTATTTCTGTAGTATGTGTCGTGGTTTCCACAGATCGCATGGACTTTAATGCCCATGTCTTGTAGTGGTTCCAAAAATTCTTTACGAACTCTATAAAGGGTTTTAAAATTGACATATTTCCTCCGGTCAAATACATCTCCCAAATGAAAGATTGTTTTTATGTTATTTTCTTTGAGGTATGGAAAAAGTTGTTCATCAAAAAACTCAAGAAAATAATCCAATATAACACAAGAGTCATTCTTGTAACCGAAATGCGTATCATTAAGAATTACAGCTTTCATGCGTCAAATAAATCTTTTTTGGCTTTTTTCTTTCTCTTGATCTTCTTTGGCTGGCACATTTCATCAAACCGTTCCATGTCAGAATCAGTAAGCCCAAAGAAATCTCTGCGACCTATATCCATACCGGCATAGGTTTCATTAAACCAATTTTGAAAGTCTTTGTCGTTTTGCTGTTCTGCAAACTTGTATTGAATATACTTTTCTTTCTTTTCTTTGTTTATTATACGCACAAAAGAAAACCAGCATATTTGGGTCAAATAACCAAATGGGCTGGTTGAAAGTTTTGGATCAAAATTGTCTATGTAAGTTACGCAGTTCAACACTCCATCCGATACCATCTCTTCTCTATATGGATAATTTGCAAAATTTGGCCTATAAGATAATCTTGTTGCTATTTTTAAAATGCATTCGCCAATGTAATCAGGAAGTTTTGGTTTCTTTTTTCCTGAATTCTCGGCTTCCTTGCATTTCTTTTTATATTCTATCAATGATGCATATAATTGCTGATTATCTACATAATCAGCATCAGAGGGTTTTGATTTCTTTTTCTTTAGTTTTTTCACTTAAAAAGTATTACACATAATATGTGTTTGTCAACAAATAAATTATTTTTTAGCAAAAATCCAAGATATTGCAGAATAATTAAAATCATTTTTATGATCATTTAACATAAAATAATCCGGCCAACTATTTGTTGTAAACAATTTGGTTACATACTCTTTGTTTCCCCAAAACCCAATATCAAGAATTTTAAAACCTGCCTGCTGAACAATAGCACCGAGACCTACGGGAGTAAACCCATTGTAGTGGTGAAAGGGAGTACTGTGTGGTGGACACAAAGAAGGTACATTTAAATAAATTAGACCATCATCCTCCATTATTTCGTATATTTTTCTTAAAATTAAACAAGGATCGTATGTGTGTTCTAATGTTTGATTTGTCATAAAAAAATCATATGTTATTTTTGATTCCAATGTATGTAAATCATTACTTTTATTAGACTCATAATCTATAAATGAAATATTATTATATTTTATATATTGAATTTCTGGATCGTTTGGACCATTGTAAACCAATACATTATTAAAAATTTTTGAATTATTTTCCATAAAATTTTTAAATTCTAATAAAGATATTACTCTTGAAAAATCTTTGTCTTTCCAATTCCATTCAGATGTATTCATATCTTCCGATAAAGTTTTATACTTTTCTAGATACTTTGTATTTAATTTTGAAACTATAAATTCATTATAAATTTTATTAATTGTATTATCTGTTATAGTATTAATCATAATTTTTTATTTTTGTTAATAATTTTAAAGTTTTTAATGTCAAATCCTGATTAGCAGAATAATCAATAAAATTTTTGTTTAATTGATTTATTATATCCATTAAAGGATCGGTAGTTGGAACAGAATAATCTATTTCCAAATCATCTAATTTGATAATTTTTTGTTTAAATGATAAAGATCTATCATAATAGAAAAAAGCAGTTTTTTGATTATGTTGTAAAACTACTTTTAGTTTACAGTCATTAATATTTTTTTCTACTACATTCCAATTTTCAAATTTGGTTGTGTTTATCAACAAATAAACATCATGATATAAAAGACTGTCGTATATATTTTGATTTATTTTTTCACTTTTATTCCAAATAAATGATATATCTTTAAAAGTATTAGTTAATTTTTTAGTTTCTTCTCTATATAAAAAAATATTATCAATAAATAATTTTAAATTTTTGTTTTTTGCTACTTCGATTAGTTCTTTTGCTTTTTTATAATTTCCTGTAAATGGTTTTTCGCAAAAAACATTTTTATTACTATATAAACATTTTTTTACAATATCATAATGTGTATTGGTTGGGCTGCATACAAAAATCCAATCAACATCATTTAACTTTGATGTATAATCTGTTTTCGAATCCGCAACAAATTTTAAATTGCAAATATTTTTTAATTTAGATTCAACAATAGAACCCCAGTAACCTTTGCCTATTAATCCTACATTCATTGTAATATCTTTTTTATTTGATACGCAGTATCCCAACACGTTGATACTTTTCCAGACAATAGTGTTATAATTTTTTTATTTTCAACATTATTTATTTTAAAATCTGTCATTCGTTCGTCATTATCGTTTATCGGTAAAACTCTTACAGTTCTATATGAACTTATGTATTTTGCATTTTTTAAAAAAGTATAATACTCTGATGATTTATTTAAAATCATCTGATAGTTTAAAAAATTATTTTTTGATTTATAAAAATCACCAATATGCTCTTCTAGCACCGAATATTTAACATGGTATAAAAGATATTGATTTTTGTTAAATCCGAATGGCATTATGCTACAAAAGGGACCATCCATTACAGTTAAACCTATTTTTTTAATATCCAATTCAAGTATTGGAATACAGACATCTTGATGTTTTAATTTTAATAAATCTATATTAAAAATATTATTAATATCGTTAACACCAGCATATGTGCAATTTATTATAACATCATAATCAGAACAATCTTCTTTGGTTTTTATCGATTTATTAAAAATAACATTTACTTTAGATTTATTTAATTTTTGTTTTAAAATTGTTTTTATAGTATTGAAATCAAAACCTGGCTCTTCTGTAAGAAGCGAAAGTGATAAATTATTTTTATTTAAATCAACATTCGGCCATTCTTCTTTATAAAAAAGATTCATTTCATTGCAAAAATTAATAAATTGTTCTGCTGAAACTTTACTTGTTTTTTCTATTAAATAATATTTTGGATAATTGTTGTTTATTGCTTCTTTAAAATTAATAAAAAAAGAAACCAGCCCATTAACACTCTGTTTGGCAGTTTTTATACTTCTTGGGTAATGAAAACCAAGATGCAATCTGTTGTGATTGTGCTGTGATGCTTTATTTAAAATGTCGTCACTTTCTTCTATTAAAGTTACTTTATTAAAAATATTTTCTGATAAAACCAATGATATTACTGTCCCGAAGATTCCACCACCAATAACTAAAATATTCATAATTTTTTAATTTCGGTTTCAATTAAATTTTTCCAATAAAAAAATTTTAACTTTTCAAAATTCCAACATTTGTTGTTTTTTATTCTAATATATTCATTTTTTAAAAACTGTTCATCTTCAAGTTCATTCCAATCATTAACAAAACAAATAGGTAAATCTTGATAATAAGAGTTATCTATATACCTTTTTTGAATTGGAATAGTATCTACATACATTGCTTCCCATGGTTGGTGTACTCCTATTCCGTTTCCTGGGGGACATATCATGAAGCAGTGATTATATAAATTATGCAAATAAGTATCAAAATTTAATCCATTATGACCATAATGTGTTGTTACGTAGGATTTTTTGGATAACATATCATAGAGTGGTTGCCTTTCGGCTGGATTATTTTTGATATTGTGATTCATGTAAACTAAGTTTATTATTTTTTTAGGAATTTTTACAATTTCTTTTAATTTTTCTCTTTTTCTTATATCTACGAACCATTCAGAATTTTCTAAACCGATTGGAAGAGATTGTAATTTAGGGTGATTGTAATTTACATTTTGAGCAAACCATTTTATTAAATTTGATGGTGCCAAAGAAAAACTTGCGTCAATTGGTCTAATAGCACGCTCTAATACATTTCCATCACTGTTATGACTTATTAAAATGAAAGGAATAGTTGGAGCTTCGTGTTTAAAAAAATAATCTACATCATGTGTGTTTCTATAAAACACATTTATGTTATTTGCAAATTGTTTAAATTTTTCACCTTGAATAAATTCCATATAATTTATCCTAATTCACTCATATTTATTTCTAGTTCTGAAATATCAAAAAAATTAGATCCCAGCAGAGTTGGAGGTCCGTATGGGGAATTATATTCTTTAGAATATAAAAATATATCATTATAATGTTTTTTAAAATTTTTAATAGCTGGCACACATGCGCAATGATTAGGAATACTGGAAGAACAACAGTTTATTGTTTCTTCTTGTGTAATTTTTCCAAAAATATTATTTTTAGGATAATAACAACAGTCGTGTAATATTACATAATCAACTTTATCTTTTAAATAAAATAAACAGTCTTTTCTTGATTCCCAACAACCCTGATCAATAAAAACAAGACCCCAATTTATATTTTTTTCTATTAAATATGGAATCCAATTATTAAAATTATCAATACAAATAAATTCATGCAAAGAATGTTTAAAATGTTCATATTTACTTAACCAATCTTGTTGTGAATCAATTGTAGTTACTTTTACTTTATTTTTTATTGCCCACTCATGTATTATACTGGTTGAACCTTCACCACAACCCAATTCTAATATTGGTTTGTTATTAATTAAGTTTAATACTGTTTTTAAAACAGATCTGTGTGTAAAATATCCTACATTCATTTTTAATTTTTTGTTATTAATATCAAATTTTAACTATTTCTGTTTTGTATTTATCTAAGTAACATTCTCTTTTTGCAAGTTCCATATCATGATCAACCATCATTTTTGCTAGATCATATACTGTTGTTTTTGGAACCCAATTTAATTTTTCCTTTGCTTTAGAAGCATCACCCAACAAATGATCGACTTCAGCGGGTCTAAAATATTTTGGATCAATCTTGACATATTTTTCATAATTTAATCCAGCCAAATCAAATGCATATTCACAAAATTCTTTAACAGAAATCATTTTTCCAGTGGCAATTACATAATCATCGGCTTCATCTTGTTGTAACATAGACCACATAGCTTCAACATATTCTCCAGCAAAACCCCAGTCACGCAAGGCATCCATATTACCCAAATACAATTCATTTTGTAAACCATGTGCAATTCTTCCAATTGCTCTGGTAATTTTTCTTGTTACAAAGTTTTCTCCTCTTCTTGGGCTTTCGTGGTTACATAAAATACCAGAACAAGCAAAAATATTATAACTTTCTCTGTAGTTTACAGTCAAATAGTGTCCATACACCTTAGCACATGCATACAAGGATCGTGGATACATAGGTGTTGTTTCTTTTTGTGGAACTTCTAGCACCTTACCAAACATTTCACTACTAGACGCTTGGTAAAACTTTGGTTTTTCTCCAGTTTCTTCTTGATATTGTCTGATACATTCAAGTATGTTCAATGCACCTATACCATCTACTTGACCAGTATAGATTGGAATATCAAAAGAAATTCTAACATGGCTTTGTGCTGCTAGATTATAGATTTCAGTTGGTTTGCATTTAATTATAATGTTATATACGCTCGTATAATCTGTCAAATCACCATAATGTAAAAAAAGAGTTTTGTTATTAACTTCAGGATTGTTTATCAAATGATTCAATCGCTCTGGATTAAAAGAAGATGTTCTTCTTATCAGCCCATGAACAATGTATCCTTTTGATAACAAAAAATCAGCCAAATAACTTCCATCTTGTCCAGAAATACCTGTAATGAATGCAACTTTTTTCATATTTTTAACCTTTTAATTATGTAATTTTTATAATAATTTATCAATACAATCTTCTATAGACCTGTGAACTAACGATATCGTATCCTTGATTTTTTAGTTCTAATAAATCTGACGAAGATGGAACCTTTATAATATCTAACATTTTTATTGGTATGTTTACACATTTATCTGGATGATGACCTATCATCCAATTTCCATATAAATCATCTGATGCAAAATCTGATTTTTCATTAAAATTTAAATTATCAACTATTGCCACATCCCAAGTTTTATTATTTTTTTCTTGAATTGTTTCTTTTAATTCTTTTAAAAATTTTTTATTTAAAACCATGTGATGATTAATAAACGAAATTGATGCTTGTGGGGATTCTTTCATTAAACGTTTATAATTTTCACGATATGGAATGTGGTATTCTCCTGTAAATGCTTTATCATATATGAACATTTCACTGGGTGCATCTACATAATAATTTTTTAAAAAAATAATGTCGGAATCACATACAAGATAATCGTCTGCAATATCTTCGATTATTTCTGGTGTTCCTAATTTTAAAATTTGTTGATATATCCATCCACCTCTAAAAGAAAGATTTGAATTGTGTGTATTCCAAATCTCCGTTATTTTTTTTATTGTGATCAAATTTGTAATTTTATTTTCATCAATAAAAATTGTTCCATTTATATTTGGATTAAATGAAGAAATTAAAAAAATGCGTTCGACATTTAATACATTTTTTAAAGACTCGCAACACATGTTCAATGTATGGACATCTTTAGGATGAAACGGTATCACAGCGTCTTTTATTATCATTTTTTATCCTCTATATTGATACAAACACAATCCAACAGAATCATAATCTTCTAAAGAAGTATTTGAATTTTTTTTCAATCCACTCAATACATCGACCGCTTTCCATTTTTTTGATTGCTCAATATAAGGTCGTATAAGCGATGATTTGAATGATGTTGCCTTGTCGTATCCTCTTTCTTTTGTTTCCCAATCATGCATAGAAAAATATGCATCCTTTGGTAATACCGTCTCTAATAATTTAAGATCGTCTATAGCTATATTTGGGTCTTCTGGGCCGTCAAAAAAAACATAATCAATGTTTATTTTATCGTTTATAAGTTTTTGAATTAAATTATTTGATGTAACTGAATAAAAATTTACATTATCACATTCGTTAAAAAAATTATAACAAGGAGTTCTCATCGGATCGCATGTATATATTTTTCCATTTGTATTATGATTTTTTAATGCTTTTGATAAAAAATATGTTGAACCTCCTAACCCAGTTCCCACTTCTAGTATATTGGTTGGTTGAATTAAATTTAATACCCAATGATAAACTGTATATCTTTCAAAAGGAAGCATTTCTGCACCAGGATAAGGTGCCTCACTAAAATTAATCACAGTCATAAAAAAGCCTTTGTTTGTTTAGAATGAATATGTAAGTTATTTATCTTTATTTTATAACCCTCACATATTAAATATGGATTTTTGTTTTCCATAAAAACATTTATTTTGTTTTTAATGATATGTTTTCCTATTTCGTGGTGCTCTCCACACCATCCCGGTTTTTTTTCATTAAAGGTTCCTGCCAAATATTGCCCATAAGAAGATGGATCAAAAACAGAACCAAATATATCAAAATGTTTTGAATATCTTTCTGTAGATATTTTTGATGGTAATATTGGTAGTGTATCGTACAATTGGCATTTAGATATCAATTGCATTTCATTTGGCCAGTTGCCATATTTTGATTGTAAATATCCAAATCCTTTGATCAGTTCCCCTTTGATAAAGGAAGTAATATTTTTTAAACTTTCAAAATTTTTTATATAAGACATTCCCATTACAACTTCATAATCGTTATGTGCCGTAATCAAATAATCTTGATTTATTTTGCACATATTTTCTATTATAGTTTCTGGTTTTTCAAACAATAACACATCATTATCAAAGTGCAAAATATGATTTAAATTTTTCTCTTCTAAAAAAATTTTTATATAAAAAAGTCTAAAACAAGAAGATTTCCACAAATGTTGAAAATTGTCCACAGGAAAACAATTTATATCATTTAACCAATTTAACTCTGTATATTTTTTTATATCAATAATTTCAATATCTTCAATTTCACATGTTTTATCTGTCAACAGATATATTGGTATATTTGATAACTTTTTTATTTTTTTAATGCAATCAAATAAATGATTCGGCAAGTCTGTATCAGTATGATATAAAATTATAGAACCGTCTTTCATAATATTAAATTGAATTATAAAAATAATTTAAATTTTCTAAATATTTTTCAACATATTTTTTATTATAATGTTGAGAAAATTCATAGTTTCTCCAAGGAGCATCCCATCTACAAAAATGTGCAGCAACAGTATTTGCTTTAAGTTCTCTCCAGTATGAGACCATTTTGTTTTCGACATAATTTAAATTGTTAATAAAATATATATTTTGAATAGGTTGATCGCTAATGTGGTTTTCGTTTTCTGGATTTAGTTGATTGTTTATTGGTTTTAATTTATCAGCCAATTCAAATAACTTTTTTGTTGTGTTCGGTTCTATTATAGAAGTATTGAATGCAATAAACCCCGCATTAAATCCATATTTGTTTAAATCATACTCTTGTAGATAATTTTTTAAAGCTTTGTTTTTATCTTCTTGATTCCAATTTTGGCAAAAATACTCATGAATTTTAAATGGTTCTTTATCTACTGTCAAAAGTGGTTTGGTTTTAACTTCATTTGAAGATATTTTGCAAAGATCATCAAAAATCATAAAGTCACAATCCATGTATACTACATAATCCCATTTTTTTATATATTCATCGTATATAAAAAAATTATTTAAATAGATATAATTTGTTGATTTGCGAATTATTTCTACATCAAATTTTTTAAAATCCTTTAAATCTTTATCTTCAACATTATTAGCAATTAAACATAAATCACCATCCCATTTTCCGTCTAATCTTGCATTTGCAAATAAAGATTTAGCATGTTCTAGATAATTTTTATCACTTATTAATATTAATACTTTTTTCATCTTTAATTCCATATTATGTTATTTGGATTAAAATTTTCTTTTTTATCTTGCCACCAATGTCCCCCTAATGTAGAAAAAAAAGAAAATTGATTTATTGTATTTATTATATCACTATAACCATCTAATTGTTTAACGCATCCCGGTATATAAGAGTATGTGTACAACTGTGGTTGCAATTTAATAAAAAGTTTATCTATGGCCCCCATTTCAGAAATATTTGAATCTAGTAAGTATATTATTTTATTCAAACTATCTTTGTTTATCACATATGCATATGTTGACCAGCAACCATATGTCCTCATTATTCTTGGGTTATTTGTTGGTTCAGCATCTTTTCCCAAATGGCTTCCCAACAGTTCGGGATGGTTGCCTGAATGCCAAACACAAGGATTTATGTGTACTGTACTGCCTAACCAAAAGATATCCCAAATATTGTTGTTTAAAAAAATTTCAATTTCTTTCATTCGTTCATTTATGTCCGAACAAAAAATTAAATCATCTTCCATTATAAAAACATCTTTATTCAAACCTACTGCACTTTGCATACACTCTAATTGAGAATAATAACAACCTATAGTTCCTTCTCTTCCATATTTTTTCATAGTTTTAATTTTGTTTGGATCCCATTTTCTTTCAGATGTTTTTATTGCTGGATATCGTTCCGCGACGATATCGTATTTTGCTAATTCATTTTCCATGTGATTTCTTCTATCAACCCGGTGATCCAAATTAATATATTTTGTATAACAATTTTTCAAATTAAACATAATTGATTTATTCCCCTATCGATATAAATTTAGATTTTAATTTATTTTTTTGCATTTGATAATATACTTTTTTGTCTGCTTCTGACATGTTTCTTATGTTGTCCAAAATAGACATATTTTTATGATAATTTTCTGTTTCGTGAACTCTTGGATCTATTCTTTGATGTTCGATATGCCAAACATAAGAATTTTCCAAATATTTTACTTTATATCCAAAATATAACATTTTATATAATTTTTCTTGGTCTTCTGGTCCCCATCCAACAATATCTTCATTTTCTCCACCCAATTCACAATACGATTGTGTGTTAAAAAATTGAACATGACCATAAAAAGAAGAATTTAATTGAATGGTTTTAAATTCATTAAAATCAAAATTAATTTTAAATTTTTCACACTCTTCGTATTCTAAAATCATTTTTTGGAATAAACCATATGAATATGGTAGAACCATATCAAAATTATTATTTAATATATTATTACATGCATCTTTTATTGATTCCAAAGGGATTAAAACATCCACATCATAAATGCACACAACTTTTGTATCAACATATTCCAACGCTCTGTTTATACACCATGTTTTATGAAAAATTTTGTCAATTTTTGGTGTTTTTGTGTATAAACATAATAAATTTGGATTATTTACATTTTGTATATGATTTTTATCTCCCATTTCGTGGAAAATAAATTTTGTTTCAGGACAAATATTAAACAAATAAGAAGATGTAAATAAAAAATTACGAAGTCTATCTTCTGTTTCTATTCCAATTGGTAAAATTATAGTTAAATCTTTTAACATGTTTTTATTTTTTAAATTTATTAGTATAATTTAAAGAAAGCATATAATTGGTCATGTCATTTTTATTTTTTATATTTGAAAGAATATAAATCAAATTTTTTAAATTACTTTGATATGTTTTTGTTGAAGTTTCAGTTGATTTTGTTTTTTTATGATCTATGTGATAAATGTTTCCCGAGTCAATCCATCCTATTTTATATCCTAAAATAAAAAATCTGTAAAGTCTTTCGTAATCTTCTGGACCCCAATCAATAAAAAGTTCATTTTCTCCACATCCTTCAATATATGATTGTGTGTTAAAAAACTGCATACCCCCCGAACACACAACTCCCTCTAAACCAGTTCCAATATAATAATTTACACCTGGATGGTTCAAATTTATCATATATTTTGATATCAAATAATCGATGTGATCGGTGTTTTCATCTGTTATAAATTTTTGTCTTTGTATATCATTTAATAAAGATGTATAGTAAATTGTATTTTTTTGGTATGGATATACGAGATCATATCCTTTTTTTAACATAGTTAAACACATATTCATGGTTTTTTGTGAAATTAACATATCACAATCATAATTTATTGTGTATTTTGTGTCTACTTGCAAAAGCATTTCATTTAATATTTTTGTTCTATGAAAAAATGGATCATCCGATTGTTCAAATATATAAAAAAGTCTATCATGTTTTGGTAAATTGGTTTTTTGTAAGACATCAACTTCTTTTACAATAATTTTACAATTATGATGTTTTAACAAAAACGAAATAGTTGTGTTAATGTTTTTTAACCTATCATCAGAGTCTATTTTAATTGGTATAATCGCGGTAATTTCAGAATTCATAATACAATCCAATCATCACAATAAATGTCAGACCAATTTTGCGGCATCCCTGGCATATTACCAAACCATGTTGTTGGTGCAACAGTTTTTTCGGATTCCGCTAACCATGCCCCCCACCAACTAAAAGAACTATTTGCAATAATGTGGTAGTTACATTTGGTCATCAGATACATATCAACAAATTTGTCATTTGTTGATGGATAATATATTTTTCTATCTAAATTATTAAAAACTTCTTTAGCTTTATTTATTTCATCACTAAAAACAAATATGGTACAATCTTTTGAAAATTGATCTAGAGCTTTTTTATAATAGTCAATCGAACAAACAGGGTGTCTTCCGTTAGAAGACACATAATCACTCAACCGTAAGTGTATTGAAAGTATTTTACAATTTTTAAATTCTTCTAAAAAAATATTACCAATTTTTTGTATATTACTATTAAAAGTATATTGTATTTTTATATCATCTTTGCAATGTTTAAAATACTTTTCTGATTGAAAATATCCACTTAAAATATCTGTGTTATCTGGTATCTTAAACAAATTTTCATCATAATTGAACTGTTGTTCAGAAAACAAATATTGTGGTTTAAAATTTTTAGAATTTTTTGCTTTTAAATTTGAAAAACAATCAGGTAAACAAAAACGATGGTATTCATCTGTTGTTAAATTATTTTCATACGGAACCCCGTATTCGTAATTATTTTTAGTTGCAATTCCACACAATGAAGCATATTGAAATAATTGATTTCCAAATCTACCATTATGTCCTAAATTATTATATGTAATCATAATACTGATGAATTTTTATCTATTAAATGAGAATCGGTAAAAAATTGCCATTTATTTGCAGAATCTCTTTGATCAGATTGGTAAAAAAATGGAATATTCGGTGTGTATACTTTATTTTGATATTGTATTGCAGATGCGCCAATGTCCCAAGGTTGTTTAAGTGTGTTGATGCAGTATTTAGCTACATTCGACATCATTTGACGGTAACTGTCTGTGATGTATAATATTGCATGTGTGGCTAGAATTCCACCTATTCTTAAATATTGTTCATTATATCTTTTTGTTTGATAATTTATATTTCCAGTAGAAATACCCAAATAAACTCCATCAGTATCATCCGGCAATTCGATAACAGGAGTAAACGATGGACTGAACTCAGCATCATCTTCCAAAATTAACAAAGGAGTTGAATAGTTTGAATTATCCAAAATATCAATATGTGATTGTGCACACCCAACATAATGTGCGTTGCTCGGAATTGTTCCTTCTGGTGCTGGAATTACACAAGCAGACTTTCTATAGGTTTTTTTAAACCCATGATTGGTTAAATTTTTTGTCATCGTCTCTGCATTTTTTGTTGCAGAATCTAAATTTATCCAAACAACCGGAATTTCACGTAAATCAATTTTCATCAATATACCTCACATAAATTATAGTTTATTTTAAATAATTGTCAAATATATTTATTTGACTTTTACTAAAGATATTCTATAGTTCTCTTAAAAAGAACTTTAAAGAACTTATCTAAAGATGAATCTAGAAGAACTAAAGAACTCTATAACTAAAGACTCTCAAATAGACTCTACAGAACTAGGTATAGAGTCTCTTAAGATACCTCAGATACACTCTAAGTATCTTAACATGCTTACTGAACTCAAATTGCTTTTGACAAAACAACAACACGATTTAGCAATTTTACGTCTACGTAAATGGAAAATATATACAGGAAAGGCATCACAAGAAGAATTGGAAGAATGGAAGGAAGAACCATTTGAACTTGACATTTTAAAAACAGATGTTGATAAATTTATGGATGCTGATCTCAAATTGATAGAATTAAAATCAAAAATAGCAGTAAATGAAATTAAAATAAAAACTATAGAAGAATTTTTAAAAGCGTTGAATAACCGTAACTTTACAATTAAATCTGCTATTGATTGGCAAAAAATGATGAATGGTATTATTTAAATTAAAGGAAAACCATGTTAAGAACATATCCAAGTCAAATTAATGATATAAAAGAACTACTTTCTCAAATTCCAGAAAACAATTTAACATTGGTTGAAATTGGAAGTTTTATGGGAGAATCAATGAATTTATTTGCACAAAGTAACAAATTTGCCAAAATATTTTGTGTGGATCCTTGGTTACCAAACTACGATTCAACTGATGGGTGTTCTTTTTCTAATTTCCAAGAAATAGAAACAGAATTTGATAATAGAGCAAAAAATTATTCTTTTGTTTCAAAGATTAAAAAATTTAGTATAGATGCAGCAAGTGACTTTGAAGATGAGTCAATTGATATTGTATACATTGATGGTATGCATACAAAAGAAGCTGTAAAAAATGATATTAAAGTTTGGTTACCAAAAGTTAAAAACACAGGATACATAACAGGACATGATTGGTATTTGAAGGAAGGATTGCTCCAGTCAGCAATAATAGAAAGTATAGGATATCCTGATTATGTCTGCAAACACCTACATGTAGATAATGGATATTCTGATGGAAGTTGGTTAAAGAAAAAAATTAATATAAAAACAACATCATAAATAGTGAGTGGACATTGATGTTGATTCAGTCGATGAAGTTCGATACTATATCAAAGCCGAAAAAGGCATTAAGCAAGAGCTTAGGGATTATTTTTCATTCATGGTCCCAGGTGCGCAATACATGCCACTTTATAAGAAAAGAATATGGGATGGCAAAATTAGATTATACGACATTCTATCTTCAACATTGCCCAGAGGTCTCAAATGCTATCTTAATAAATTTTGTCAAGATAGAAAATACACTCTACAAATAAAAGAGACCAAAAATCCACTATGCATCACCGAGGATCAACTTACACAATTTTACAATGGGTTGAAGGTATCGGTAAAGAAGAATTTGGTGAAAATGCACCCACATCAACAGCAGGCTGTACTGCATGCGTTGAACCAACACAGATGCGTATTGATATCTCCCACTGGGTCGGGCAAAAGTTTGATAATATACGTCTTGGTGCGTTTTCTTCAATCCGTATTAAAATCAGATCGTAAAATATTAATTTTGGTTCCCACTGTTGGTCTTGTAAACCAAATGGATGCCGATTTTTTTGACTATTCAAGTCAAGATAAATCTTGGTCCTGCAAAAAGTACATCCATAAAATAACTGCAGGAATAGAAAAAGAAACAAAGCAACAAATAGTAATATCAACTTGGCAATCAATTTATAAACTTCCAAAAGAATGGTTTGATCAATTTGATGCAGTTTTCTTTGATGAATGTCATCAAGCAAAAGCAGAATCTATAAACTTTATTGGACAAAAACTCTCAAAGGCATGGTTCAGAATAGGTACAACTGGTACATTAGACCAAGCACAGGCACACAGACTTAGCATAGAGGGAATTTTAGGCCCAGCAATCCAATTTATCCAGACTAAAAACCTCATGAACAAAGGATTGTTGGCAAAGTTGGGTATAGATTGTCTAGTTCTTAAATATAATGAAGAGGAAAGACAGTTCATCAAGAAACAAAAGTACATAGATGAATTGAAATGGATCGTCAAGAATGAGCAACGAAACGAATTCATCAAAGAACTCGCGCTGCGCACCAAAGGGAATACCCTTATCCTCTTTAATTATGTCGAAGACCACGGAAAACCGCTCGCAGCTCTCTTGGAAGCAGCGGGAACGGATCGCAAAGTATATCTCATACACGGAAAAACAGAAGCAGATTCAAGAGAATATATCCGTAGAGTCATCGACAGAGAATCGAACGCCATTTTGGTTGCCAGTTATGGCACTACTAGTACCGGCATCAATATTGTCAATCTTGATAATATTATTTTTGCTTCACCTACTAAATCGATTATAAGATTGTTGCAGAGCATAGGTCGTGGTCTTAGAATTTCTACAAAAAAGAAGAGTTTGAAGGTTTATGACATAGTTGATGATCTTTGTTGGAAGTCTCACAAAAATCATATTTACAGACATTTTGAAGAACGTGTAAAAATTTATAAAAAAGAAAAGTTTGACTTTGCAACACATGCGATGACATTCAAAGACCTTGGAAAAAATAAATAGTAAGGAAGGGAGGACATTCACATGTCCGATTCACTTCCTGAAAATCCTATTTCAGGACCAATAAGAATAGTTCGATTGGTTACTGGAGAGGAACTTATCGGTGTAGTAAAAAATTCTTCTCAGGATTTTTTGAACATAAGGCTTCCCGCTTTATTGGAAAATTATTCTTCACGTTCACCTCAAGGTGAAATGATTGAATTTGTAAAACTTGTAAATTACCTACACAATGTAAAACGATTTGAAATAAACATACCATTTAGCGCAATAATTTATTCCGGTGAACCATCTGAAGATCTTCATAAAATGTACGAAACATATTTGCAAGTGATTCAAGATGATCCAACTGCAGCATTGGCACCGCCTACTGGAAACAATTTAAATCCAGATCATGGTTTGCAACTTTTGAATGATTTGTTTACAAATGAAGATTTTGTAAATTTTGTAAACGATTTAATTGATAATTTTGAAAATTCTGATATAGAAATTTTAGATGACGATGATGACATTGATGTAGAATCGATTATAAGCCCCGCAGAATCTGAAGAGCCCAAACCCCAACCAAAGAAGAAGAAACGCCGTAAGGTCAAACCAGAGACCAATAAACTGCCATATAACCCAGATAGCCCACCAGAGAACCCCGAAAGTTGGTCTGACAACCCATCAGATTATATCTGATTGTTTAGATAAGGGTCAACAGCATCTTCGTTTCCAATCCAAAGATCAAAATAAGAATATTTAAATCTACATGTTGCTTTTTGTATCAAAGCATCTGAACTGTCGGATTGGAACACCAATCCTCCCAAAGAAGAGGGGATTATATAATGAAAAGTTGCTCTTAAAATTTCACAATTTGTCGTAGAACTATAAACAAACAAATTAGCAGAATGATGCCAATCTTGATATTGTAAATTAAAATCGGTATCGTTTTGAATGTTTGTAATATTGCGAATCCAAGAATATATGCTCTTCCAGTTTTCCATATCCGAATCCACTATGAATTCTACAGTCAATGGTTCAAATGTGGCCGCAACGGTTGGTACAGGAATATTCACACCTAATGTAGTTGGCTGGGCTTGATCCGGAACACTTATTCCTGGTAAATTGACCCGCTGACACAACAATTCCATTTGTTTTGTGCCTCTGCCAAAAATCAAACGATAATAACTGTTGTATAGTGGATTGATATTTGACGTACAACTGCTCATAGAAATATTTATGGTAAAACAAAAACCTCCCGATTTCTCGGGAGGTTTTCGAAAAGTTACTTTAACTAACCAATCAGAGAGTGTTACCGTGTAGATTCTGAACAAGGGTCAAACGGTAGTATTGGTTTAGACCTTGTGTTAGTGTATCTGCATCGGGAACATTGCTTGAGTTTAGAACGTATGGGTTGGCGACAACACCATAACGTGTCTTGAAGGCAATGCGTGGTTGGAAAGTGTTTGGGTCTACGGCTCTTACCATTTGGAGAGGAACGTATGGGCAGTAGAACAAACCTGCGTCATATGGTGACTCACCCTTATAGCCAGCGCAGAAGAAGTTGAATCCTGCTGGGCTATATGGATCGATGTAGACGCGAATCTTGCCACTCAAGATACCAGCGAAGGTGCTTTGAGTGTCATCGACATTGAGTTGAGGAGCAATTGCTGGGCTCAAGCTCATGAAACCGGACATGGCTAGGGCTGCTGCGGTATCGCTATCGCAGATTACGAAGTTACCCTTACCACGACGAGTTTCCTTGGCGATGAAGTTGCATTCTCTTTCGATTTGGAAGCTGAGGCCACGGAAGCGTTCAGCAGACCAACGACCGTCAGAGTCGTTATCAAGATCATATGCACCCGGTGCCATTAGATCTGGTTGTTGCGAACCGTTCTTAGCAACGAAGTAAATTGTCTTGACGATTTCGCGGTTGATTTCGGCAAGAATTTCTGTGCTTAGGAGGTTAGCAAGCTCTGCTTCAGCATCTAGACCGTGAACAGCCTTGAGGTCTTGTGCCAATTCGACTGTGTAGTTGCTGCTTAGAGCGCGTGTACGAGCTTGTACAGCAACGCGGTCGATTGAGAAGGCCATTTGGTTCCATGCTGCATAGTTTCCAGCGCCTCCACCGATACCTTCACCGTTTGCAGTGAGGATACCACGAAGATTGGCTAGTTGGGCACCCGATGGTCTTACACCTGTGATACCTGCGCTGTAATTCCATCCAGCAGACAAACCTTTGCTTGCCATGTATGCTGAATCCAATGTCCATCCGCAACCACCGAAGGATGGTTGTGGTTCTTGGTACATGGCTTCAGAATAAGTTGTTCCGCTGTAAGTGTTTTGTACACCAGAACCTTGATAGTTTGCACGCATGGCAAAGATCAAGCCAGTTGGGGCAGTCATTGGTTGAACGCCGCAGATATCATATGCCATTAGGTTTGGCATTGCGCGACGAACCAATGAAATTAGAACTGGATCGTATCCAGCGACTGCACCTGTGTTGGTGTAGCTTACTGGAGTTCCGATGTTACCAGCAACTGCTGGACCAACGGTGTTTGTTTCTGTGAGGTACTGAGTACGAAGAGCTTGCTCTTGGTTCTCAAGAAGGACGGCTGTGACCTTCTTACGGTAGTCGTCTTGAATCTTTGGGAGAGCTTCGTGACCGAGCACAGGCTCCCATTTTTCTGTCAAGACATCATATGGTGTATTTTCTGAAAATTGCATTTTTATGTGTTCTCCTATGAGTTAAAATTATTTAGTAATAGTGAAATTTAGACCTTTTTGTTGAGTCTACCCAAGGCTCCGACATAGCCTTCTACTAGGCTTGTTGGGTTACCCTTTACGGATGAGAAGGTTTGCTCAGGTTCGATTGTTCTTGCAGGAGCAGCCTTCGATGTGTTTAGATAATTTTCCTTGATTGCTACCAATTTTTCACGATATTCATCGGTGGAAGCAAAGGAAACATTTTCCATGAGATTTTGGAGTTTGGCAACTTGTGTGTCTGCCAAGTCTCTTGTTTCAGCAACAAAGATACCTGCGCATTCAGTAAGTTCGATTTGCTTGCGAAGATCAATGTTGTAATTGACTGCTTCGTTTAGCTTGCCTTCCAACTCTCTGTTTTGAGCGTATAGTTCGTCAAGAACATTGTATTTCTCGTTTGGAACATCGATGTAATGATTCTCAAAGAGATTCTTCAAACCACTGATGAAGTTTTCAGCAATTTGTGTCTTGATACCTTGTTCAACGGCGACAGCGTTTTCTGTCATCCATTCTTCGACAACGTAGTCAAGATAATCGTCTACCTTCTCAACTAGAGATTCGGTGACATTATCAAGATATTCCTTGACATTTGCATCTACACCTTCAACGATGTTTGCTACGGTATTTTCAACACGCTCGTTTACGGCAGCTTCAAAAATACCTTCAAGTTTACTGATCAATTCATCTGTGGCGTTTTCTTCACCGAGAAGAGAAACCAAGGCAGAACGGAATTGGGCGCGAGCTTCTTCTTCAACTTCTGTTGGCTCTTCTTTTTCCTCTTCCTCTTCCTGATTGTCTTCTTCTACAGCAGAAGGATTGCCTTCTTGTTTATTGGTTTTGGTTGCTACATCTGAAGCACCTACACCAGAAATATCTTTATATGCTGCGGTTGCAAATGCACCGGGAGCAGTTCTAGAAGTTACTGGCTTTCCACCACCATTAAAAGACGCATGGATGACTGGCATTCCGGTCGTGTCAACAGGTTGAGGGATCATAACACCCTTGCCTGTCATATCAACTGAGCCTTTGCCTGTCATGTCTACATCACCAACGCCCATGCTTTGAGCAATGGCTTCCGAAAGTGTTTGTTTCTTGTTATTTTTCATGTTAAAAGGATCCTTAAATGTAAAATTATTTATATTAAAAAATTATTGACAGTTTAGTAATTATTCTGGTATTCTAAATTTAACCCATGGGGAACCAGCACCCTGAGCGGCCAACTCCATTTGACCTCTTCCAATTTTGCTGGCTTGAGTATCAAACCAAGTTTTTCCTGAGATGTCTCCTATTTGCTTCAAGGCACTCCCTACTCCTGGAAGAGCAGAAAATTTTTGCACCTTTTCTTTGGATACCGGCAAACCAATACCAGATAACCAGTCTGCAAATGTACCCAATCCGGTTGCAACGGTTCCTACGCCGTAAGCACCCAAAGCACCCAAACGGCCGGCCTCATCTGTATCTCCCATTAAAATATTTGAAACATCTCCTTCTACATGGGAAGATTTAAACTTTTTGTCCTTGGGCATACCTGTACCAAATCCACCAACACCCATTTTTTCTATATCACTTCTTATTTTTTTATTTGGATCTTGTTTTGGTTTTTCGGGCTTTGGTTCTTGCATCACTCCTATTTTTAATTTGTCAGACAATGCCTCAGCAAAATATTTTGAACAATAATTTGTTTTATTTGCAAAGACACAATCGTTTGGATTGTTAAAAATTTTATTTTCTAACAAATTTACTAAAAATAGTTTGGTGTTTTCTGGAATTTTGTGATTCATGAAAGTTTCTTAAAGTAATTTTCAAAAACTTTTACAATGTTCTTTTGCAAATCTCTTTTTGATGAATTTTTGATTAGTTTGACAGAACGATCTCTGTCACGCTCGCTCCACATTCCGTTCTCAAAAACCCATTCTCTTCCTTCCATGATTCCATTTACAAATGCATTTGGTGCAGAAGGATCGGCAACAATGTCAATTGCGGCCAACATGAAATCTTCTTGAACTTCTTGATAACCGTTTCTTGCTTTCAAAGATCCCATTCCACGGGTAGAAACACCAAGTTGTGCACCTTCATCAATCAAATTTTTTACAATTTTACCCATTGGAGTGTCCAAAACTTTGGCTTTACCATAAATGCTTTGGCCATCTTCGTGTAGTTCTTTTACAATGTGGGCAACTCTGTCTAGATTTACAGTTGGACCTGTTGGGTGATTCAATTCACCCAAAGCACGCCCCTTGTTCACATAATCGTTGATGTATCGGGTGCATTCTTTGAAAAGAATGTTTTTTGGATATACGCGACCGTTTCTATTCTTCACATCAGATTGCATGAAAATGCCTTCGATGAAATAATGCTTTTCACCGTTGCCAACATTTTCTTTAATGTACTTAATATCTTCTGTTAGTTCAGTTATTAGTTTCATTTTTTGGTTCCATGATAGATTTTGCGACATTCTTGTATTGTTCTTGCAATTTGTCAGCAACCTTCATGTAAAGTGCTTTGGAGGTATTTTCCTTGAATCCAACCGCATTTTCTTCCACAGCATTCTTTAGCATTTCTCTGATGTTGTTTTTCATATTAATTCCTTACTTTTTTGTGCAAAATCTAAATGATTTTTAATAACAATTGAACTTTTAAAAATTTCTTGAGCCATTTTTTGTCTATTTTCTGGGTTCAATGACTCAAATAAATTTTTAATTTTTATAATATCATTTTCAGTAATATTTATATTCGATCCATCCTTACAAATAAATTTTCCAGGAACAAGCGACTCAACAACATTAATAAAATTGGTAATATCTTCTGACTCTTTTGTACAAGATTCGTTTTGGAGAAGATTTTTTGAAATTTCATTTCTAACAGTTTGAATTGAAGTATTCAACTTCATAGCCAAAGCCTGAGATATACTATTTTTAAAAGTTTCTTCATTTTCGGATATGATTTCTCTTATTCCGTTTTTTATTAAAATTTTATTTGTATCGTACATTTATCCCTCTTGTTGTTCCATTTGTGCCTGTTGTTGTTCCATCTGTGCCATTTGCTCGGCTTGGATTCTTTGTCTGTCAATTTCCATTTCTTTATCCATGTTCCTGATATCTTCTTCTGTCTGACGAAGAACATTCTTTCTGATAAAGTTGCTGGAGAAATACTTTCCAACATATGGATCTACGAAGGAAATCATCTTTATTCTTTCTGCCAATATCTCTGCTTCCTTTAGATCCCAGAAATAGTTGTCAGTATTGAATATAAACTTTACATCACCTTTTATTTCTCTCCAGTCATCGTCTGTCATCACACCTCTGAGCAACAATTGGACGCGCATCACATCCAACAACAATTTTGAGAAATGGTGTCTCAATCTATCGATAAACTTGTAAAATTTTATTTCTTCTCTGGTTATTTCCACAGATCTTCCCATATTGAATCCTGTAGACTCGGCAGTCAATCTGCTAATGGGAACATTCAATGAATTGTAAAGTTTCTTTTTGAAATAATCAACGTCTTCAATTTGAGACATGGCTTGACCACCCGGAAGAGTTGTGATCTCTGTTCCGCGTGAACCTTCTCTGCGTGGTAACCAATAATCTTCAAGAACAGACAGATGATTGCGTTCATCACGAACTTCACCTGTCGATTGATTGTAGATGAGACGATTTCTGAATCTGCTCATCATATCACGCATGTATTGTTCTGCCTTTTGTTTTGGCAATTGTCCAACATCAACATAAAACACCCTACGCTCAGGTGCACGCGCAATGCGGTAAACTAGAAGAGCATCTTCTAGTTGTCTCAACATGTTTAGTGGACGAATTGCTTTGTGAAGATATCCCAGAACTCTCTTTGTGTTGAGATCTACGATACCCGATGGAACATAAACAATGCTGTCGGCGGATAGTTGCAGTCCACCAGGGCCAGTGACCATCATTGCATCTTTGTCTGTGTTTGTGTACAAATAATATTCTTCAACATCTTTTATCAAAGAAATGGTGCTACCGTTTACGCGTTCCATTTCCTTTTTTATTTTTCTTATTTTTTTAATTTTTAATGGATCTACTGGTATTATTTCTTTTATGCCTTCATTGGGCATATCTTTATCAATTATAAGATTATAAAAAATCTTAGAATCAATGTACCATCTTCTAAAAATTTCATAGGATTTGTTGTTGAAATCTAGAAGATGTAAAACCCTATCAAACTCTCTGTAAATTTTATTTTTGATAACATCAGATACAGGAAGACTGGACAAATCAAGTTTTACTGGTTTTCTGTCTGTGCCCAAAACAATTGCGGCATTGACTATTTCATCAACGGCATTGTCAACTTCTGGATATATTGACATGTTTCTGTATTGGATTATTGATGCGTTTTCGTCACGCATTGTTGCAGCATAATCCAGTGCAGTTCCAAAGAAACCTCCAGCCTCAACAGTTACGGTTCCGTCAAAAATTTCAGGAGCGGTAAACGATTGAAGAGTCTGTTCTTGCTTCTCTTGCTTGGAAGTTCTTTTTTTGCCGAATTCAAATCCAAAAAGTTCTAATTCCATGTATCACCTCATGTCCTTCTGGTAACATTCGCAATTTCAATGTAGTCATACAAAATAGTAACATTGAAGGAATTGAATGTATTGGGACTAGTCATATTTAGAGTCAATTGTTGTATCTGTGTTGGCCAGCAACCATGCATTATAAATTCTTTCAAAGTATTTTCACCATTCATTTCAAGGTGTTTTATCTTCCAATTATAAGCTTTATAATCGCTTCCACTTCCAATTGGAGCAGACACATTTGATGTGTGATTGTTTATGGTATTTTGCCAATCTTGAAATCTTTTCCAAAGATTTCCTGAACCAATGTCGTCCAATACCGTAAATCCCCAAGTTGAGTATTCTTTTTCACCGGGATAATGGTATTTTCTACCAAAATAATCATAAGATATTGTTTTGGTAGTCATTTGCGGAATTATCGTAGAACGAACATGGAATTTTGTAAATGCCCCGCCTGTAGGAAAATATCCCTCAATCAAAAATCTGTTTGATCTAGTTCCACCAAGAAAATTATTCTTGAATTCATTTAGCATTATGTTGTACTTTCTATTCTTATATTATCGAATGTCAATGTAACGCTAAATGCAACAAAATTTACCTCACCCATATTTAAATTAATTTCCCCAACAACGCTAGGCCAGCATTTGTATAATGTTATTCTTCGCAAAACATTGTCACCATTCAACCCCAATTGATTTATGGACCATGTTGTTTGAAGATTGGAATATGAGTAATCGTTTTGATATACTTTGTGTGTAAAATGCCCATCAAGACGATCTTTCCAAGTTTGAAATGCCGTCCATAAATTGCTTGAATTATTGTCGTCATATACACCAACAGTCCATGGACTATATTGCCTATCACCAGCAAAATTTATAAGTCTTCCTCTATAAGGAACACTTATCGTGTTTATTGTGGCTACAGGCAAAGAAGCAGATACAATTTTAAATGTAGAATCTACTGAGGGTGGATTTATTCCTTGTGGCCATGTTGGATAAACCACGAACCTGTTTGAACGGGTTCCTCCGTTAAAATTTTCTTTAAAATCTATTATTGAATTACTCATTATTGTGTGTATGAGAAATTAATCAAGAAAGATTCTGTTGCCAATATTGGTTTTACGACAACATCTATGTTTAGAGATGTGCCCCCATCAGTATTGTTGCTTGAATCGCAGGTTATTTGTGTTTTTGTTGTATCAAGATAAGCCGCAAACTGGTCAAGAGCAGTTTGAACTTCAGTTATTACTTGATCTCTTGTTGTTTTATTGTTTATTTGGAAAACATACTTCAAAGCAACATTATCTATTGCTTTTGTTATGTTTGCTCTCATTGTGGCTGGACCAACTCTGTCATTAACTGTTACAGAGGTTGAATATGTTGCACCAACCAAATCCGAACCCAAGAACTTTGGATTGTAATTTACAAAGAAGTTTACTTTGTTGTTTCTAAAAGTTGTTTTTAAGGAACTAGACCAATCGATTGGATTGATTATATTTCCATTCAATACAGTGGCTCTGTCTAAACCTGCTACGGTCAAATACAGTTCATTTCTGTTTTTTGCTCTGGCGAAGAATCCTCCAACATCGTTTGCTGCAGAAATTTTATATGTTATTTGAGTATCTGCCTGCAATTGACTCGTATTCAAGTTTGAAATGGTTTTTACACCACAGACATTGAATACTCGTTTACCAGATGTAATTCCTGTCAAGAAACTTGCAGATCCAAACAAAGTTTGGAAGTTGGCCATCGTATAACCGCTACCAGTTATTCCATCAGATCCGGGAATAGTTGGATATATTCCTATTGTTGAAGGTTGTGTAAGTAACCATTGTGCAACAGATGGTGTGTGATCTGGGTCAATTAAAATATCAAATTTATTTTCACTGTCTGCAATGTACTGATTGAATCCGGCAACATTTCCAGCAATGACCAATGAACCACCGTAAGCCATGTGGTTTATGGCATGAAGGAATTGAACGCCTGCAGGAAGTGCAGAAAGTTGACCTACATTGTTGCTGACACCGATGTATTGGAAAAATCCGAATGTTCCACCTGCTCCAGTGGCAGAAACCAAGCACGATGTTACCCCACCCAATTGATTAAGATCACCAATCAAGTCAGTTGGTGAATTGTATACGATATAGGAATCAGAAGTAGTCCCTCTTGCTGGGCTATAAAAGGTCGATCTGGCGTAGATTAACCAGCCAAATAAGCCACCGGGATCATTTGAAGCGGCTTGATTGATTCCAGTAAAAACGGGGGCGGAATATCCTGTTCCCAATTTCATTGCTGCAATAAACGGAAAAGATAAATTTTCCTTTGTATATTGACTGGAATTTACGAATGAGCTTAGTGATGGCATATTTGTCCCTTTTATATCAAATATTTATAATTTTATGCGGGATACCAGACAACACCTCCCTGAGAAAATGGTTCTCCTTCATCTAAATTTTGCTTTTGATCCATCATAAAAAGCACATTATCATCCTCTGGTTTGCTCGCTTCTTCGTAATTAAACTTTGCACTTTCAATTAAATCCGAATAATATTCTTGACGAGTCAACCAAGCAAAAAACACAAGAGTCATCACCAAGTCGTCATTATGTCCTTCTTCGGCTTTATAGGTGTTTGCCTTTGAAACAAATGTAGTCAATTCTTGAATCAATCTTTCATCATTTAATAAAATTTTATCTTCTTCCACTAAACGTTTTAATATCGCACAACCAAGTTTTTTTGTCTGTGTGGTGGTTCTTATGCCCATTTCACTTCTTCCAGACGAAGCAAATCCCTGAGACAACATTTGTCCTTTTCTTCCCATCATTCTTGTCATCAGCAAATTTTCATAGTTTAAATCATTGTATAAAATGGAAGAAACTTGCCCACCAATATCGTTGGTTTCTACCAAAATAAATGCATTGTTATATTGTTCGCCTATTTTTTTCAAAATAGTTGGAAAATTAAAAGGACTTATGGTGTTGTTTTTAAATGTTGCTACTACTTTGTAGGGTGCTGAAGTTCCATCTATAACGCTAAATGCAGAAAAATCAGATCCTTGACCTCTTGAAACATCTGCTTGTAAAAAGTAAATTTTATCTTTTTCAGGCATTGAAAAAATTCTCAATCCCTCTTTATCCTCTTGCAAGAATTCTTCTGGTGCCAATACACTCAATTTTGATGTTGAAATAAGAGTATTGGCCGATCCTAAGAAACTGCATCCATACTCTTGTTCAAACTGTTCTGGGCTTGTATTGGCTATTTGCTCTGAAGCCCACTCATCGTCTCTGAGTCTTGGGTTTCCGGGACTTATCGGCGTTTCGCGCCAACTAACTTCTACTGGAACAAACTTGTTTTTTAACTTGTGGCCATCTTTCCTATTTGCATCAACCCAAAGTTTATGAAAGTGATTCATCCCATTTGGTGTAGATACAATTATTAATTTTGTAGTTGTACCAGCAGAAATGGTTGGATAAGTCGAAGTATAAAATTCTTCAGCGACATGGCTTGGCAAGAACGCGTACTCGTCAAGCAATAGAAGGTTATAGGATCCACCACGAATCGCTGTGGAGGATGTTGCATCACACATGACCCTGGAACCATTCTCCAATTTAAAACTCGTCTTATTCCATTCTACAACACCTTGTTGAAGAAAATGTGGTAAATTTTCGTATGCAAGTTGAAGTTTTGAGAACAATTCCTCTTTGGCTGTCTTCAATCTATTTGCAAGAATGGCGACATTAACGCTTTGAGTAAATGTTACATAATGACAAATATAACTTGTTACGCATGTGGATTTTCCACACTGACGAGGCCATTTAGAAATGACAAATCTGTTTTTGTGTAATTCTTGAATAAATTTTTTCTGATAATCATATAATTTAAAAGGAACAATACCTTTATCAAGAGTTTTTACTTTTATGTATTTTTCACAAAAATATACAGGATCGTTTGCACATTTAATGTATTCTTCCAGTTGCTCTTTGGTGTATTGCATCTCAACACCAGGCAACTTTAGATTTGGATTATTTCTGTAACCTTGATTATTGTTGTTTTTGTTCATTCACAACCTCAGCATCAATCACTTCTTTTTCAGTGCTGCGTTCTTTATTCAATAAATTTTGCAAATCTTTTGTTGAACCAACAAACACGGAATTATTAGTTTGTTTTACTTCTACCTTATTTCCCGTAGTGTCTTTGGCTTTTTTGTGTACATCCAAAACATTATTGTTTAAATCAGCCATTGTCTTTAAAAGAATTGCAACAACTTCAAATGCTCTTGGGCTGTCTGATTGTGTTGCAACCTTTAAAGCACTTTCCAATGCAATATTTCCAGTTCCCAAAAGACCTTTAAGGTTTTCTTGAACCAAAGCATAATCTTTTTGAAAATTATTGCTGTCAAAAGTTCCACCGTTAATATCTTTGGTAGGAACGATTTCATTTTCAGCATTTGGGAGTGAAAATAATTTGGCTAAGTTTTTGTTCACATTCATTTTAAATTAAAAATTTTGTAATCCATAACCAGTAAATCCAGAATTAACAGAACCTGCCGTTATTGTGGAAGATCCCGTAACCTTTCCAAATAAATATGATTTTGCTATAAAATTAAAAGATGATATATGAATTCTTCTTGAATTTAAATCACCTTCATATCTATCGGTCAAATTGTTTGAAACCATTACAATAGGAACATTCAATTGTGTTAGTGCACCATTGAAATCCATAGTAATTACATGATCTGGAACAAAGAAAGGCATTATTTGTTCCACTATCTGTAACATATCATCTATGTGTCTTGTGTATATGAATAAATTAAAACCAACATTGACTGGAATTTCATTTGCAATTATATTATTTGTATTACAAGATCCTCCTGATCCTGGATTTGTAACAGGACCCAAACGAGCGCGTCTTCTTGAAGGATCCGATACTATACTTGTCAAATGAAAACTCATTCTTGGCAACTGATTTTCAATCCTGGTTCCATCAGTTATGGATGATGGGTTTAACAAACGTTGAATAAATTTTTCTTGAGAAGCATATGTTATTGGAACTTGTATTGTTCTGCTACCACTGCCCGGATCGTCATGCGAAACATATATGTTGCTGAATAGCGTTCCAAATCCCACTACCAGTTTTCTCAGATTGCTGTTGTAATAATAACCAAACATTGTTTATTCCTTATCCGCAGGTACTTCCGGGAATATTTGGATCAAAATTATATAGTAACGATTCTGTATCCAAATAATCGTTTATTCCAGCAGATGTTCCTAGAATGTTTAGAGTTGGTGAGAATGTACCACCAGATACACCACCAGTAGTCGTGAAAGGCTTGTTGACTGCTGTATTTGGTGTAAGCATTTTTTCGTAACTGTATGTGAAGAGTTCTGCTGTAATTTGATAAGAATAAAGTTTTCCCAATGGATAAAGAGGATTTTCGTGTTCTACAAAGTTTATTTCAAACAGAGACTTTGATAGTGGAAAATAAATTAGGTCACCTTCTCTTGGTCTTGTTATGTTTGCATCCACAGATGTCACTTGTTCTCTAAATCTACGACGAGACATTAATAGTGAAATTTTATCCTTAATTTCAATTCCAAACTGAGTAATTACATCCGTTCCTTCAAATCCTTTGAAAGATTGGATATACATTTCTATTGTATATGCTTTTTCGAAAGAAGATGAAGGATCTTCACCAAAAATTCTATCAATGTTAAAATATTTTCTAGGAACATAAATGCAATCTTGACCAACTCCCTGAATCAATTCTACAGTTATATCTTCTACCAGAGTTTGTTCTGAATTTACTGATGTTAAATTGATATAGGGATTTATAGCCATTTATTATCCGATCAATGGGTCTACTGGCAGTTCGTACATCTTCAATAGTTGTGCTTCCACATCGGATATATCTTTCATTGCCTCAGCCATTATTGCTGGTGCATTTATTTGGGCTCCACCGGGCAAAGGAATTCCAGCGAACTTGGAAAGATTTTGTGCCCATTGTTTTTTCAAGAGTGCTGCAAAGTATTTTTTGAAAATACGATCTTCCCAAACTTTATTGTATTCTTCCGTGTTTATTTTTACATAAGCCTCAACCATCAAGTAATTGTTTGCTTCAAGTTTTGTAAAATCAGTATCCAAGAAAAGTCTATCCGTTGTCTTTGTGTAGGTAAAGGACATTGGGTAGTTAAACACATCATTTACCAATTTTACATAAGACATGGCTTCCATATATGAAGCCATGGGACCCATTGGATATCCAGATTGATTGAAATAAAGACCAAAGAAGTCGAATAGTGTCATCTGATATCTCAGATCAAACATATAATCTCCGACTTGTTGACTAGGAGCATACACCTTTGAAATGCTCACGATATCGCTTGCGGTTGGCCAATATCCCGTTGTCCCATCTGGTAGTGTTCTTTCCTGTGCACCCAAAGCATTGCCAAAAAGCGTAACATCAAAGTATTTTCTGCTCACATCGGTTGGGGTTATGTTATAAACAAAG